ACTACGAAACGTAGGAAAGAACGGCTCTGTATCGGCTTTCACTACTCTGAGCGATCTGACAATAACCGCTGTCTCAAGCGCTCCAAACGCCCCTACTAACGTGAGCATAAGAAGTGGCAAGTCTTTCCAGATAGGCTTGTCGTGGACTAACCCTAGCGACGCAGACTTGAGGGCGGTAAAAATCTACCGGAAGACAAACAATACCACGCCTACCGACGACACGGACCTAGTTGAGACGATCTATGGAGAACCGAGCGCGACATCTATATTTAACTTCGGAGTACAGGACGGGCTCACAGCCGGGACGGTCTACTACTTCTGGTTGAGGGCTATAAATCATTCCGGGGTGCATTCCTCTTTCACCTCAAGCGTAAACGGCTCCTTCACTACTGTTGATGACAGCACACTTGAGATACCAAGCGGTCAGGCAATGAAGCTAAAGACATTTGACGCGGTGAGTCATGTAAATGCAGGAACACTAGCCTCTACTCTTTTTTCGGAAGGAGAAAAGAAAAACTTTTCATTCAACACAACAGGATTAGCGTCGTCAAATACAGTTGCCACAGGTGTTGCTAATGGAACTATAGTAGCAATTTTAAGTAGTCCTATAACCTTAACAGTTCCCGCAACAAAAACCTCAGAGGACAAGAACTACATAATAAGTGGAGCCTTCGGTCCTATAGGCAGAACCGTAATAGGTGACGGGGTCTTGTCATCAGTATTGGTAGCGATTGTCGTTTCTACGAGCTCAAGTCCAACCACTACGAGTTCATTTACACAAGATGTCTTCAGGTTGCACACAGGAGATGAGTTGGCTCTGGGAATGATTACACTGCAGGAAGGACTGACTTTAACAACAAGCACTTCTTCCTCTGTCACGAGATATATTCATTTCTATGGGTTTACTCAAGCAGTCTATGGCACCGGTTATAACGGGACAAATGCAACCAATACAGGAGATTTAGGATTTACTGTGACTGGTACTGTACAGGGGGTACATAGATGAGTTTTCCCAAAGTCATAAGCATTTACAAGAAAGACACAGGAGTTATAACCCAAGTTCTCAGTGTCAGTCAGGAGTCCGATATAGCGATTAGCGATGACTTCGGATATGTAGACGGAAACTATAAAATAGGTGAGTTCAAGATCGTAAACAATAAAGTAGTGAGCCATACTCAAGATTATGTTTCAGGAACAAATGCAATTGCTGTAAGAGATAGAAGAAACAAGCTACTACAAGTATCAGACTGGACCCAAATGCCCGACAGCCCATTGTCAGAAAGCAAAAAAACAGAGTGGGCCACATATAGGCAGCAGCTAAGAGACATGATGTCCTCTTATACAGACAATGAAGACAACACAGTAGACAACACAACTTTCCCGACCGCCCCAGAATAATGGACGATATTGTAAGACTAATAACAGAGCTCGGCTTCCCGGTAGCAGCCGCGCTAGGTCTGGGGATATTTGTCTGGAAACTCATAAACCGTATAATTGACGGCATGGAGTCCAAGATAGACGTAGTTGACGACAAGGTAAACGAGCAACTTAAGGCAATGGAAGACAGATTGCAGACGAAGCTAGACGCACAACAGGGAATTCTGGTAGCGCTCATAGATCGTGTAAGAAGCGTAGATAACGAAATAATAAGACAAGATACTTTATTGAAAACGATGTTGGGAGTTCCACAATTAGTTCAGAAAGACAAAATAGCAAAGGCAGACAGAGATGACCAAAGGAAAGACTAAAAGAAAGAGAGGCAGACCCTCTAAAGCGGAACTAGAGGCTAGGAAAAAGGCAGAACAGAAAGACCTAGCACTAATTATTTGCATGTACGTTGGTCTATTCCTTCTGATAGGTCTTTTTGTAAACATAGCCCTTTCAGACGAGATGAGACATAGCTTTAAGTCGCCTAGCTTCTCGGGAGTCAATACCTCTCAGCATTACCTTACTATTGAGAACCAAGAATTCTCTAGAAATGAAAAGATCGTAGAGGAGAAGAAAGCGCTAACAGAACAACTGGCAAGGGAACAGAATAACACTACACTAGCAAGGTTTATTAGAAACCTAGAGTCAAGGGTTTACGCGCAGCTATCTAGGCAGCTTGTAGATAATCTTTTCGGAGAGAACGCTTCTGAGTCCGGGACTCTGACGCTAGAGGGAAACCTTATAGAGTATAACTCCGACCAGACTACTATTTCGCTAAAAATTACCGACGAGAATGATGAAGTCACGACTATTAGCTTTCCTATTGATAGCTTTGCTTTCTAACTGCGGAATTATTCCCACCGAAAGATTAGAGAATTTTGAAATAGAAAGATATCCAAGCGTAAACTCTATAATTAATAAGGAGCTCCTTGAGGTTAAAGAGCCAGAGGAGAAGTTAATAGTTGCAGTCTACCCAAGTGGATTTACAGACCAAACTGGTCAAAGAAGGTCTAACAGCACTTACGCCTCTTTCAGTTCCGCGATAACACAAGCTCCCTACAACCTGCTTATAAGAGCTCTTAATGAAACTGGAATGGGAAAGTTCTTTACGGTGGTGGAAAGGGTTTCCTTAGAAAACCTAACAAAAGAACGTCAAATAATCAGAAGCACGAGAAAAGACTTTGAGGAAGAACAAAAACTTAGACCCCTCCTCTTTGCAGGCATGCTCTTTGAAGGCGGGGTTGTTGCCTACGAAAGCAATGTCAGATCGGGTGGAAACGGCGCAAGGCTTCTCGGCGTAGGAGTTAGTAAACAATATAGACAAGATACTGTGACCGTTAGTCTAAGGCTAGTTTCAGTCTTAACGGGGAGAATACTAGTAGAAACAACCGTCACGAAGACGATACTAAGCTCGGGAACAAACGGCGATCTATTTAGGTTTGTAAAAAACAACACCGAATTGATTGAAATTGAGTCCGGTATAGTGGAAAATGAGAGTGTCACGATTGCACTGCAATCAGCTATTGAGTTTGCTGTTCTCAGAATAATAGAGAAAGGACATAGTAAAAACCTATGGAGTTTCAAAGAATAATGAGAATAACTGCGATATTTTTTATAACTTTCTTTTCAGGCTTGGTCTTCTTAACGGATAACGAAGTTTCTATAGACCAAAGCGGGGCAACCTTTAACCTAGACGTAGAACAATTAGGGTCCGGAAACCTTATAGGCGGAGCTCAAGCCGTATCGGGCACTATGACAGCATTGGACTTAGACGGCGACACTATGACTTTGGATATCAACCAGATAGGTGACTCTAACACCTTCAAGGGAGATATCGCCGCAGACTCCTTGATAGGCTTCTTTGAGTTTGACGGAAACTCTAATATATTTGACGTGCAAATAGACCCTACAGACACCTTCGGGGCAGATAGCTCAAACTTACAGGTAAACATCACCGGCAGCAATAACGACATGTCTTTAGATCAGGCTTTGTCTTCAATGGCTAGTTCACTAGACCTAGACTGGACTATTCAGGGCGATACAAACACTATTGACGTAGACATAGACATTGACGGCGCTACCAATTATCTTAACATTGACGGAGACGATAACAGCTTGAACTATAACGGAGACGGTTTCGCAGGTGGATACTTCTCCCTAACTCACGACGGAAACAACCGAGGCTTCAATGTCACGCAGAGCTCTACAACGGATAATGACTGGCTTACCATTACTTCTAACGGTAATAATGGTAGCTTCTGTATTATTCAAAACGACTCAGGCACAAGCACAAGCTGTCCTTGATATCGGGTCCGTAGAAGAGGTATCCGGTTTTGCCCAGATAAAAAGAAAAGACGTCTTCCCGGTAAAACAAGACTTTAATATCCAGTCCTACGACCAAGCCCAGACAGAGGCGGGCCGCATGGGTATTAGGTTTATAGATGATACTTCTATAAGGATTACAGAGCACTCAATGGTAATTATTGACGAGTTTGTCTTTGACCCGAACCCAGATAAATCAAAACTCGCGGTCAGTTTCGTGAAGGGCACTGCGAGATTTACTAGCGGTCTACTCGGAAAGATTAACAAGAAGAACATGGTCGTAAAAACAAACAGTGCGGTAGTAGGTATCCGGGGTACAGACTTCACTGTCACCGTAGAGGCAGATACCGGGAAAAGCCTGTTTATTCTTCTACCTAACCCGGACGGCACTGCTTCCGGGGAGATTGTAGTAAGCACTCTTTTCGGCGAGGTTGTTCTCAATAAGCCCTACCAAGCGACAACGACTACAACTTTTGAAACTGCCCCTTCCGAACCGGTAATCTTAGACCTTTCCTTAGAGTTTATTGATAACATGTTGATTGTTTCTCCGCCTAGGAAAGTAAAAGAAGAGGAGGAGTCTGTTGATAGCAGGAAAGGAGATATTCTAGACTTTGACGAGCTTGAGTACGACGCTCTCGCGGAAGACGAGCTTGAAACAGAAGACCTAGAGTTCACAGAACTAGACTACGATGCCTTAAACGTGAATTTTCTAGAAGACCTTCTAGATATAATAAACGAGCTAGATCGTATAGACGAAGAAGACCAATTATCACAGATAGCGACTTCGGTTGATCTAAAAGGAACAAGCGTTGGTCAGGACAGCAGCACACAGATTACAACGATAGTTTCCGGGCAGACCATTAGCATGAAGAGAGAAGTAAGCGATAACGCAAACATAACGATAGACGGGAACAATTCTTACACGGTAATTCTAGAGCAAGACGGGATAGTAAACGAAGTAAAGGTAAACGGCGGAAGCTCTTCTACTATTGTCATTAAGCAGGGCAGTGGGTAAGATGTCATCTCATGGGATTAAAAATATCTTTAATTCTAACCGCTTTACTACTAGCAACGGCTAGTGGTTCGGCTGTCTATATAAAATATCTCCTAGGGCAGAACGCGATACTCTATGCTAACCAAGCGACATTAGAGAAAGAGATAGGCGAGCAGAACGAGTCTATAAAGAAGTACCTCTCCGACCAAGCAAAGCAAAATAAGAAAATCTCTGAAATGGAAGAGCAAAGGAACATAGCTCTCCGGGAAAGCCAAGAGCTCAGAAACAAGTTTGCTAGACATAATTTAGACAATCTTGCATTAGTGAAGCCTAAGTTAATAGAGAAGAGAATTAATTCAGCCTCTAAGAAAGTCTTTGAAGATTTAATAATTCTTACAAATCCAGAGCAATTTAATGAAGAAGCTAATTCTGATAGCTAGTGTCTTTTTTGTTTCCTGTGCCTCTATTCCAAGATCGGCGCCGGTTGATGTAAGAACTATAGCAGAGAGACCTCCAATGTTTCACGATAAAGTTTGAAATACTTACGCCGGACCTTATGAAAGAGTATCTCTCCTTAGTTGAAGAGGGAAAGGAAATACCTAGACCTTTTTATGCTCTTTCCACTCAGGGCTACGAGAACCTTTCTAATAACATGGCAGATTTAAAAAGATATCTAAACAATATAATGCTCTTAATCAAGTATTACAGAGAATATGACAAGGAGAATGAAGATGAGTAAACAGCCGTTCTACTATAATTGCACTCTAGACAGAGTTATAGACGGAGACACTATAGATGTCCATATAGATTTAGGCTTTGATGTTTCTATGCGAAAGCAGAGAGTAAGACTTGCAGGAATAGATACCCCGGAGTCTAGAACTAGAAACCTTGAAGAAAAGAAACTGGGTCTTGCCGCGAAAGAAAGATTGAAAGAACTTTGCGGCGAGGAATTACAACTCTTATCATTGGGTAAAGGAAAATATGGCAGGATTTTGGGAATACCTCACACCAAAGAAGGCAAAGACATTTGTCAAATCCTCATCAAAGAAGGTCACGCAGTTGAGTATTGGGGCGGTAAAAAAACTAAAGTTTGGGCGTAAGATGAAGATATCAAAAGAGGGAATTGCCCTCATTAAAAAGTTTGAAGGTCTAGAGCTTGAAGCCTACCAAGATAGTGTAG